TAGGTAAACCTCGACCGCTCGCTTTACCGGCCAGCAGATAAACGCCAGCACCGCAAGCGCGGCAAACGGTCGGAAAAATGCAATGAAGAAAGTCATGCCCCTGAGTCTAGCACTCCGGGGCTTTTTCATTTTGGAGGCTCGCCTTGTCGAGAAACGGCAGCGGTACATTTACACTCGTAGCGGGCAACCCCGTCAGCAGCGGGACCACGATCAGCAGCACCTGGGCGAATAACACGCTTTCCGACATCGCCTCCGCGTTGACTCAATCCGTCAGCAAAGACGGGCAGACGACGTGGACCGGCAACATGCCCGCAGGCGGCTACAAGATTACGGGCCTTGCCAACGGTAGCGCGGCCACCGATAGCGCAACGCTTGGGCAGGTACAGGCTGGCGCAGTTACGCTGCTGGGCGGTGTAGCCGGGACGGTCGATGTCATCACGGCGACCACTTCTCCCGCGATTACAGGCTATGCCGCAGGGCAGGCATTCCGCTTTGTCAGCACGGGCGCCAACACGGGCGCGGTGACGCTTAACCTGAACGGGCTAGGCGCGAAGGCTGTTACGAAGCAAGGCACAACCGCGCTTGCTGCGGGCGACATTCCCTCCAGCGCGGTGGCGGAAGTCGTCTACGACGGGACGCAGTTCCAGCTAATCAACGTTGGAAGCCTGACGCCTACGCTGACCTCTATCACGCTCGGCAGCGGCGCAAACTCGACGACCGTTACCGCCACGACGGACACCCGTACTAGCAGCACGACTGCGGTTCCCACGGCAACCGTTACCAACACAACCACCGACGCGGCTAGCGCATCGCTCATCACCCGGAAGTCACGTTCGGCGGGCGATACAGCCTCCTCGGACGCGCTCTATGCCTTCACGCACCAAGGCTATGCCAACAGCGCGTATCGGACGGCGGTCACCGTCTCTATCGTGCAGGACGGCGCTATTAGCGGCAGCACGGTGCCGGGTGCTTGGGTGCTTTCCAACCAAGCCGCTGGCGGAAGTTTCAACGAGAACCTGCGGGTAGACAGCACGGGGCGCGTGCTGCTGGCGGGCTCTACCGCTGCGGCCAACTACACGGCACGCGGGGATGTCACGTTGCCTGCAACGGGCGGCGTGAGGGCGAAAAACACCATCAAGGCATGGGTCACGTTCGACGGCACGGGAGCGGGGCCAATCACTCCGCTGGCCTCGTTCAACGTAACCAACATCACCAAAAACGGAACTGGTGATTACACGATCAACTTCACCAATTCCTTGGCAAATGCCGACTATTGCGTTGTCGGCATGTGCGGCGATGCGGGGACAGCTAACGCTCGGTTTATTAGTGGGCCGCGCACAACCGCACCTTCTACCTCGTCGTTTCGGATCACTGTTTCTGATGGCGCACCTATTTTGCGCGATGCGCCCTATATCTATGTAATGGTCGTGGGCGATTGATACGCCATGCAAGAAGCCGCAGAACTTGGACTGTGGAAGTGGCTGATCGAACACGTTGCCGTCCCTTTGCTTTCCGGCCTGTGGGCCGCTCTTGCGTGGTGGATTCAATTGATCGCTAACAGGTTTCAAAAGCTCGAAGAGCGGCACGCGGCGGACACGATGGCAATCAACGCCAAGATTGCGGCGCTTGACCGAGAGCATACCGAAACCTATGCGAGACGCGACGACCTGCGGGAAGGTATGGCGCACATGCGCGAAGACATGCACGCAGGGTTTGCGAACGTCGAGAAAAAGCTAGACACGTTGATGCGGCATGCACTCAAGGATTCTCAAGGATGAAGTTAACAACTAACTTCGACCTATCCGAGTTCACCGTATCGCAGACCGCCGCACGTCGCGACATCCGCAACGATCCGCCGCCCGACTTCGTGCCTAACCTGTTGGAACTTGCGACCGCGCTAGAAGCGATTAGAGCGCGTCTCGGCTATCCAATCGTGATCTCGTCCGGCTACCGCTCGCCAGAGCTAAACGCAGCGGTTGGCGGGGCTCCGAACAGTGCTCACGTCCTCGGATGGGCCGCAGACCTAACGTGCCCCGGCTTCGGCAACCCGCTACAGGTGTGCAGGGCGATCGCGCAGATACCGGGGTTCCGCTTCGACCAAGTCATTCACGAATTCGGCGGCTGGTGTCATCTCAGCGTAGACCCGCGCTACCGCATGCAGACGCTGACAATTGACCGCAGCGGCACGCGGACGGGGTTGCAGCCGTGAAAAAAGGCGCGCTAAGACTCGCTAAGACTCGCAAGGTTGACAAATGAATCACCGAGTCATTGCCCAATACGCACTAGCCGCCGTCGTCATCGTCGGCTTCTACGTTGTCCTTGTATTCATGCTGCTAACCGGCAAGGCAGGCAGTGACATCCTTGTCGGCAGTTTGGCGGCAGCGTTTGGCGCGGTCGTAGGCTACTTCTACGGATCGAGCGCAGGCAGCGCGCGGAAGGATGAACTGATGGCGGGAGCAAGCAAGAATGGCTGACACTCTCCGAGACCTCGCCTACGGCGCTGCACTGCGCGGGCAGCTACCGCAGCAACCGCCACCCATGCGGGACACGCTGGCGAGCCTGCTAGCGGCTCAGGACACAATAGGCGCACCGCATCGGGGGACAATCGCAGGCATGGTCGGTGACGCTGGCACGGCAGCGCAGAAGCTCGCGCAGGCACTCGACGCCTACGGCATGCGCGTACCGGGTACGCAAGCGCGGATCAGTCTTAAAGACCTGACGCTCGGCGATGCGGGGCAGGTGGTCGAAGACATGTCCTACGGCATGCCTCCGACGACGGGCGGCAACTACGCAACGGGGGGAATCGGCACGATGGGCATTGACCCGCGCGCAGTGGAACTGCTGAACCTTGGCGGCATCGGTGCCGTCAGCGGCAAAGCAGGCAAGGCACTGGCGCGGACTTTGTGATCCCCATCCCCTACCGCTGGGCCGCTTTCGCTGCTTCCCTCGCAGCGTGCTACGGCGTCGGCTACACGCAAGCGCGGCACTTGGCTGAGGTCGAGCGCGCGAAGGTCGAGGCGGTGGCCGCTGCCGAAAATTCACGTTTCCGGAAATTGGAAAAAGAGGTGGCAGATGCTCAGTCAGGGTATGTCAAAGCGTGGTCTACCGCTCGCGATGCTGCTCGTGCTGACTGGCTGCGCCTCAAGGCCGGCAGTGCCGGTCGAGTGCCCGTTGTATGTGCCGAGTCCGGAGGCGCTGACACCGATCAGCGGGACGGACTGGAAAACGCCCGCGCAGAGGCTGATCGAGTTCTACACGCGGCCGTCGACGCTCTCGAACGGGGCGCCGAAGTAGAGCGCGTGCTCACGCTGTGTCAGGCGGAACTCCGGCAGTGCTCGGGCATGCGGTAGCGTAGGTTCCCGCGTAGCTTTCCAGAATCACCGTCGATCCTCCCTCTGTGAGCCGCTGCTAGATCAGCAGCTTCTGCCCCGAGGGGCGCGCGTCTTCCATCTCCTGAAACCTCCGCAGTAGTTACGCATCGCCGCGCATCCGTCCGCATGCGCCCTACCGCCGTTCGCGTAGGATTCCGCGTAGGTTTCCAACGGGAGCGGGAAGTGTTCGACGCACGGGCAGCGAAAGCCCTCAACCCTGGCGATCATCTCACGGTCGACGGTGCGCCCGGCCTGCGCCTGGTGGCGACCGCATCGCGCCGGACGTGGACGTACCGCTACCGCTCGCCGGTCGACGGCCGGATGCGACAGATTCGCCTCGGGCACTGGCCGGCCATGTCGCTGCCCGCTGCCCTGGCGGCATGGGAGCGCGTCGCCACGTTGCGCGCTGCCGGTCAGGACCCAGCACAGGACGCCCGCCAGCGGAAGCGCGCCACCATCGCCGAGGCTCGCGCGACCGCGTACACGGTCCGCAAAGCGTGCGCGGAGTATCTGGACGCCTACGCATCGGACGTGGGCGCGAAGACGCACAGAGAGGCGCGCAGGCTGCTCGCCGTGGCAACGGAATCGATTGCCGACAGACCCGCCGCCAGCATCACGCGGGCCGATGCTTTCGAGATCGTGGACGCGATGCGCGATCGGCCAGTCATGGCGATGCGGCTTCGGCAGACGCTCGGGGCTGTGTGGGACCGGGCGCTTGATGCCGGACGGTTGCCGCCGGAAGTGCCGAACTGGTGGCGGCTTGTCCTGCGCGGGCAGCTCCGGTCGCGCGGGAAGGTCGTCCGCGGCGAGCAGGCCGGGCCCGTGAAGCGCGTCCTGTCCGGTGCCGAAGTCGGCGCGCTGCTCGGCTGGCTGCATCACTTCTCGCCCGACGTGGCCGACGTGCTGACGCTGTACCTGTGGACCTGCTGCCGTGGCGCGGAGATCGTCGGCATGGAGCGGCGCGAGATCGTCGAGGAGACGGACGGGCTGTGGTGGGTGATCCCGCGTGCTCGGCTCAAGATGCGGCGCAATGTCAGCACGACGGACCTGCGCGTGCCGCTTGTCGGGCGAGCGGAAGCGATCGTGCGGCGGCGTCTTGAGATCCCCGGTCGGTATCTGTTCCCGTCGCCGCGCGCGAAGAGCGGGCACATCGGGCAGGGCGCTGCCGGACAGGCGGTGTGGTTCCATATGCCGGAGTGCACGCTGCGCCCGGAGATTGAGCGGGAGCGGTTGCCGGTGGTGGACTTCGCCCCGCATGACCTTCGACGCACGAGCCGCACGTTCCTGGCTGCGCTCGGGTGTCCGTCGGAGATTGCCGAGGCGATTCTGGGGCATGTGGCGCCGGGTGTCGTGGGCATCTACAACCGGCACAGCTACGACGCCGAGCGGCGGGTGTGGCTCATGCGGTTGTCTCAGCATCTTGAAGGGCTGGCGACTCAGGGCTGACTGAGCAGCCGCCATGCTGCTGCCGCCACTGCTGATACTTGCCCATTTCCAATGGCTTTAAGTCGGTCCACCCGAGCGGCCACCCCATTAGCCACTCGACCCACGTCGGGTTCAGTGGACCACCATCTTGAATCTCTGTATCCGGAACGACTGAGTCCGGGGAACCACCTACGCGCCCCTTCTTCCATCCCTTGACTGCTTTCGTCAGGGTGAGGTGCGATCCGGGAGTCTGCTTCCCGTCTCGTTCCTGGGCGTTCGGTGTCGGCCACATGCGTACCGCTGTCGCCAACCCGTCCCCGCTCGTCGCAGATGCGCCTTTGCGGTTGTAGTTGCCGCAGACCGTGGGCGTGGGCCATTTCACTGCCAACGAAAGCGGCGTGCCGCCCTGCGCGTATGGCTTGCTCCGCGAGCTCGTGTCGCTCGCCACTGGCGTGGGCCACAAGCCAGAACCGGTCACGCTGGTGCGGCGCCCCAACATCGGCAGCTCCCAGCACCGTCCATCGGCAGTCATACCCGAGCGCGGCCAGGTCACCGAGCACTCGTCCGAGTCCCCGAGTAACGATTGCTGGACTGTTCTCCACGAAGACGAAGCGCGGTCGAACGTCGCCAACGATCCGTGCCATGTGCGCCCACATGCCGGACCGCTCGCCGTCAATGCCTGCACCCTTTCCGGCAACGCTGATGTCTTGGCACGGAAACCCGCCCGAAACCACGTCAACAAGGCCTCGCCACGGTCGTCCGTCAAAGGACTGCACGTCATCCCAAACCGGGAAAGGCGGGAGAAGGCCGTCATTCTGTCGGGCGAGCAGTACACCTGCGGCGTAGGGCTCCCACTCGACGGCGCAGATGGTTCGCCATCCGAGCAGGTGGCCACCAAGAATGCCTCCACCAGCGCCCGCGAAAAGTGCCAGCTCATGCACGGATCGCCTCGTCATTTCGAGACGCTGTGCGCCCCGGCCCCGGCGGCAGATCGCTGACCGGCCGCGACTCCGCGAACGCCACAAGCTCGCGCCACAACCAGCCGACGCGACCCGCGCTCAACTTGCGCGGCGGCGGCAGTTCCTTCGATCGCACCAGACCTTCGAGCGTGCGGACGGAGATCCCCAGGGCGGCGGCTGCGGCTTCGCGCTCGACCATGAGGGGCGGGGATTGGATGACTTCGCGCTTCACGGCATCACCCTCCGCACCGCATACCGCACCGTCAGCACGCGGAACCCGTCCGCAAACTCAACGAGCGCGGAATTCATCTTGCCGACTGCCACGACCCGGCACGGTTGCCCGTGTCGCTCGCCTAGCCATTTTCGCCAGTACCATCGGTGCGTCATGCTCACGGCTTCGCGCCTCCCTTCCGCGCGGCGATGCGGGCGCGGATGCTCTCGGCGCACTCTGGACCTCGGCGCCACCATTCACCCTCAATCTCTGCCGCACACGCCTGCGCCTCCGCGTCAAGCAGCGCGAGGATTGCGGCGCGGAGTTCTTCGCGCTTGCGCGCTACTTCGCCGCCGTTGTGGCTCACGTAGTACAGCGCAAAACTTTCCGCTTTTGTCATGACATCGGAGATCGTCATGGCGTCGTCACCTCGGCGGGCGTGAGGGCGGCTGTGTACTCTTCCCACGCTTCGTCGTCCGTGTTCATCGGATTGCAGTCGGTCTTGTACGAATCGCGCCCGGCTTGAAAGACCATGCGTTTGCCGCCCCACTTGCGGCGCAACCGCTCGACCTCGGCGCGGAGGGCGTCGCGCTCTTTCATCAAGCGATCCGCATCCGTCCATCCGCCTGCGTTGTAGACGTTCATCAACTCGCGGACCTGTGCTGCATCTTTCCGCGCCTCGTCCCGCTCGCGCTCCAACGCATCGCACGTCTCGCGCAGATGATCGATGCCGGATTGGAGTGCTTCGCTTTCTGCGTGCGCCATGCTCATGTCAAGCGCCACGTTGATGAAGCGGTTCCGCGCCTCGTCTCGCTCGCGCGTCACGGCGGCTAGTTCGCGGTCACACGCTTCGTGCAAATCATCGTCCGGAAACTTGCGCGGCATCATCTTTCTCGGCGTCTCGCTCATTTCGTTGCCTCCAGTGCGGCGCGCACACGCGGCAATGCTTGCGCCGCTCTCTGTTCGCACCATGCCAAGTCATCCTCCGGTTCTCGGTCAGCATCGCCGATGTCCGCCAGCGCGGCCTCGGCATACGCCAGCGCCGCCCTTAGCTGCGCCTCTATCTCCCCGCACGCCTGCCTCAGCGCGAGGGCGTCCATGTGGTCGGGAAGGGAGTCGGTCAATGGGTGGCTCATGCGACCTCCGCGGCAGCGAACAGATCGACCTCCAACTTCGTCGCCTGCATCAGATTGCGCGTCGCCTGCTCGTAGTACGAGCGCTTGAGTTCCACGCCGATGAAGCGCCGCCCTTCCTCGATCGCCACGAATCCCTCTGAGCCGATGCCGGCGAACGGCGAGAGAACGACGTCGCCCGGATTCGTCCACAGGTCAATGCAACGGCGGATGACCTCAAGCTGCAGCGGGCAGATATGCCGCTCGTCGTCGTGCTCGCGGGCGGATCGGAATTGCAGCGTGTCGGACGGGTCGATGTCAGTCCAGACGGGCGAGGCGATGCGCTGCCACTTGGCAACCGGGAACTGTTCGGGGTCGTGCTTCACGCGCGGCACGGCGTCACCAGGGGCGCGCATCGTGATGACGTAGTCCGGGATTCCCTGGCGGCTCAGACTGGCGTTCTCGCGGATGCTCTTGTGCAGCAGGCCGATTGCTTTCGTGCGCTGCATCGCGGTCACGGGATCTTTCCAGATGACGACCTCGGAGTGATGGATAAACCCGCGCGCCTCAAATGCTCGGATGAGATCGCCGCGGAAGTCGCGCAGGCCAATGTGCCCGTCCCGTTCCTTGCTCGTCGGCATCAGCATGCAGTGGAACGACACCTCGCGACCGGGACGCAGCACGCGCCGCAGTTCCGTGATGAGGAACCCGAGATGCTCGAAGAACTCGGCGTCGTTCCGGCAGTTGCCCATGTCGCGCGGGCTGTTGCTGTACGTGTACAGACTCGCGAACGGCGGCGAGAAGATCGAGTAGTCGATGCTCTCGTCGGGAATGCCGCGCAGCACTTCGACGCAGTCGCCTTGATAGATGGCGTACTGGTCTGCAATGACTTGATCGATGCAGTTCATGCAACCTCCAGAAACCTCGGCACGGTGACGCGCCGCGTTGCGTTGTAGGGGTTCGTCTGGCGGACCATGCCAAGGACGTTCGCTTGCACTGCGGCGCGCGTCTCGCCGGAAAGCATCTCCGACATGGCAAGCGCGTCCGCCTCTTTCCGCTTCAGGTTCGCCACGACCGCGCCCTCTCGCTCGGACGCGAAGATGTGCACGCAGACCGTGCGCGTCTGCCCGAACCGCCAGCAGCGGCGCACGGCCTGGTAGTAGGACTCGAAGGAATCAGTCACGCCGACGAATGCCATGCGCGCGCAGTGCTGCCAGTTGAGCCCGAAGCCGGCGATGCTAGGCTTCGTGACGAGCACGCGGATCTTTCCGCTGGCGAAATCGCGCAGCCGTTGTTCCTTCACGTCGAGATCGTCCGCGCCGCGCACCTCGACGGCATCGGGTATCGCCGCGCGCAGTGCATCGCCCTCGGCGTTCAGGTCGCACCAGATGACCCACGGCTCGCGGTCAGCGTTGACGACGGCGGCACAGTCGCGCACGCGGTCGGCGATGGAATCTCGACGCGCCTCGCGCCGCTCCATCAGTGACTGCGCTTCGGTCACGAACAGTGAGCCGGGGACGATGTACTCACTTCGGATGATGTGCTCTCGCAGGTCAACCGGCGGCAGGCGGTAGGCGCTGGCGTCGTGCCCAAGGTCAGCAGGCGAGCGCACCAACACGCCCCAGGAGGCGACCCACTGCCAGAAGGCGTGCTTCGCGTGGCCCTTGATGCGCCAAGTCTGCGTGTCGCCGCCGTCGTGCACGAAGAACTCGGCCAGCATCTCGGAGCGCGAGCACACGCCGAGGAACTCCGCATGCGTGCCCAGCTCGGTCCAATCGTTCGGCGCTGGCGTTGCCGTCGCGCAGAGCTTGAACGGCGTCTCGCGGAACGCTTCGAGCAGCGTCTTCAGCGTCTTGGCGTCGTGATGCTTGATGATGCTCGACTCGTCCAGCACGACAGCGCCGAATGCGCTCGGGTCGAATCGGTGCAGGCGGTCGTAGTTCGTGATGACGATGCCCGCGTCCGTGTCGGCACCGTCCCGAGCGTGCACGACCTCGACGCCAATCTCTGCGCCCTCGGCGACGGTCTGCGGGGCGACCGCCAGCGGCGCGAGGATCAGCACGCGGCATCCGGATTCACGGCGCACGATGTCTGCCCACGCAAGCTGCATGCGGCTCTTGCCCAGGCCGGTGTCGGCAAAAATTGCCGCACGGCCGCGACGCACTGCCCAGCGGGCAAGGTCGGATTGATGCGGGAACAGGCCGGCAGGCATCTGCACGGGGCCGGTAATGCCGGTGGCCGGGCTGCTGGAGAGCTTGCGCGCGACAAATTCGGAGTAGCGCATCACTCCCCCGCCTCCGCCAGTTCGCGCGCGCGGATTGTTGCTGCATCCACCTCGGCGAGAAACGCGCGAATCTTCTCTTCCATCTCGTCGATCTCCGTCTGATTGCGGGCATGCCGCAGCACGACCAACTGCATCGGCTCAGGCATCGCCGCGCAGAACGACACGTAGTCGACGCCCGTCGCACCCGTGCACGCCATCTGCAAGTTCATCTGCGGCACGTAGTCGGCGGGTATCTTCCCGGTAAGCAACGTGGCGACGTGCCGCTCCTGGCGCGGGCACTTGATCTCTACCAGGACATCGCCCGCGACACCGTCAGGCGACGCGCCGCACATCGGGATGGTCGGGTGCCGCACGAAGGCGACCTCATCCACCAGCCGGCCCGCGCGCAGTTCGTAGAGCGTCCGCGCCTCTGCCTCGCAGTCGATGCCGCGCTGCATGTCGGCTGTCACGTAGTGCTCGGTCGATAGCCCGGTCAGGCGCTCGGCGACAAGCTGATAGAGGTACGACTGCCGGCGCTCACTCGGGCCGTTCTTCGTCATCGCGAGCACGTCCGCGACCCGCGAGGCGGTCACGCAGCCGAGACGTGCGTGGAACCATTCGGCGGTGCGCTGTTTCATTCGGGCACCACGAGCGCGGCCTTGCGCGCGTCCTTCGCCTTCGTGAACCGCTGCGCGGCCTGCACGTCCTCGGCGGCTTTCGCTGCCTTGTATGCGGACGTGAACACCTTTAGCAGTTCCTCGGACGTGGCCGCGTCGCTGATCGCTGCGAGGTAGTCCACCACCTGCGACTCGGGCAGCAGCTCGGCGGCGGAGGCGACCTCGACCGTGCTCTCGTCTGCGTCGGGCGTGCCTTCCAGGGGAATGCAGAACGTGAGAAAGCAGGCGTATTTGTAGGCCGCGCTCATCGCTTTGTTGGTGGACTTGTCGCTGCTGTCTTGCGCCTCGCCGATCGTGCAGGCGGTGTGCTTGCTGCCGTCCTCGACGGAGACAAAATCGAACTCCGCGTGCACGGTCGTGAAGAACAGCGCGCCTCCGCTCTTGCTCGATCGTTCGATCTGCTCGCGGGAGGTCATGCGCGGGATGATGCAGAGACCGTGCTCTGCCAGCAGCGGCGCAAGCGCGTTGTAGACATCGTCGATCCCGCGGAACTTAAACCCCTGCCCTTGCGTGTTGTTGCGATTCTTCGCGATGCCGGTGCGGGCAAGGTCCTTCGTGATTGCTGCGATGGCCGCGTAGACGCGCGGCGCTGCCTGTTCACTCATCGAATCACCCCCGCCAGAAACAGCACCACGAACCCCACGACGCACACCAGAAACACCGCGACATCCCCCGGATGCGCCCGATCACCCTCGCCCGTCCAGCGATCCCCACGCGTAAGCGGCAGTCTCATGGCGCACTCCCAATGGCTTCAAACAACATTGATTGCAAGCGGGCGTTTTGTGCGTCCCGCGCTGCGGCCCACGCTGCGTCCCGCGCTGCGTCCCGCGCTGCGTCCCGCAACGACTCGTCGCCAGTTTCTATGTATCGCCGGACTATCTCCGGCATATCCCATAAACGCGCAACGTCCAGCGCGGATTGCCGTGCAAACAAGCGCAGCCTGTCCGTGACATCGACTCCGCCAGCGACATACGTGCGATGCGACGCGCACAGCTTGTCGTCGCCGGTCAGCACGGTGCCCGACAGTTCGACGCGCCAGACGACCGGACCGGGCGCGTATTGCAGGGCGTCTAGCGGACGGACGCTGGCGTGCAAACCGCGCTTGCACAGTTCAAGGTCGCCGCTGACTTGGTGCGTGACGCCGAGCGCGATCTCGCGGGCGTCGCCGTAGCGCAGGAGTTTTGAAGGCTCGGAGAAATACCAAGCAAGCACGCTCATCGCTGCGCCCCCCGCTGGCTGTCGCTGTCGTGCTCGCGGCGGTCGCTCCAGTACCACCAGAGCAGCATCACGCACGCGCCGAAACACGCGCCGATGTACATGTCCAGCAGGAACACAAGGGTAGGGCTCATGCTTCCCTCCGATATCCGAGCCGCTCCCACTCGCGGAGATCCGCACGCCAGTCGATGAGCGCGGCTTCTTCCTGCTCGCGCCCCTGGATCGTGGCGATGAGTTCCTCGCGTGCGTTCTCTGCCGTCGTCCACACTTCGTCATCCTCGGCAACGCTGTCACGGCAGACCCGCAGGAACTCGGCAGCGGCAACCAGTTCGACGCTCTCGATCGCCATGCCGACCCGGCAGACAAGGCGCGAGGTCATCGGCGACAGTGCCCACTGCACGGCGCGCTTCGCCTCGTCGGTCAGTGCGCGGTACTGCGGGCACATGACGATGCGGTCGTCGGCGTAGCAGTGCCACGCGAGGATCTCGGCGGGGAGCGCGTCGTGCATGTTGCGGAGGAACCCGCGCACCGACTCGGCGTCGTCGAGGGCGTCGCAGCAGGCGCGGAGGTCTGCGCCGGCGGCTTGCAACTGTTGGATGGTGGCGGGGGCGTTCATGCCGTCACGCTCCAGCGGATAGAAAACGTGACCATCCACGGCTCATACATCGCCGGGATGGATTCCCGAACCTCAAGGAGCGCGTCTTCGGCGCACTCGCCCTCGGCGTAGCCGACTTCCTCGTTGTCCTGATACAGCGCGGTGACTTGGAACATCTGCTTCCTCCCGGCCCCGTGCGGTGGGGCGATGGGGAGAGATTAGCCTGCTGAAGTATCTGGCGTCAACAATTATTTTCAGTTGACTTCCAAAAAACATGGAGGCACCATGCCGGACATGGACCCTAAACAAACAGACGCCAGCAGGATTATCGACGCGCTTGGCGGCACCAGCGAGGTCGCGCAGTTGTGCGAGGTTTACCCGTCTGCCGTGTCTCAGTGGCGCACCGATGGCATTCCTCGCGCTCGAATGATGTTTCTGCGCCTTGCGCGCCCGGACGTCTTCGAGACAGCAGACCATCCCGCCCCTTCCGAGGCCGCGGCGTGACCCAATCCAACCCCCGTCCGATGGCGAAAGCGGCGAGTACGCCCAGGACAGGGCCGCGCAAGCGGATATCCACCGAACCGCCGCAGGTTGCGATGTGCCTCCTCCCCGTGCGTGTCCCGCAGGCGCAACCCGTAACCGGACCGGCTGAGGCGCCGCGTCAAGTCCGGACCATCTCCTCCCCGGTCGCACCCGCGACCGTTTCCCCGGCGTCGATTCCGATCGGGCTCGGGGCTTTCTATTCGTGGCTGTCGTAGTCATGGCCGCACTGTCCGCTCCCGAACAGATCACGTCACTCCGTCAAGGCGGAGTCGTGGGCGAGCGGTTGCGGAACGTGAAGGCGGCAGCGGTCGCCGATGCGCTCGGGAAGTCGGATTCGTGGGTGGACAAGGTGCGCAACGGCGAGAGCGGAATCCTGATCCACGACATCCCGGCGCTTCTCGAGGCCCTCGGGCTGAAGTGCGTGGGGCGGGAGAAGGTCTGCGTCGATCGCGATGTGTACGTCTCGCTGCGCACGATCGCAGGGGCCGCGCTCGAAGCCCCGAAGAAACTGGAGTGGGAATGACACGCGACGAAGCCCTGGAGCAGGCCATTGAGGCGTGCACGGCACTGATGGCCGTGTCTCGCGAGTACTACGACATCCAGACCGCAGCGGCAGCGATGCACGCGCAGCGGTTGCTCCTGGCGCGACGGTCGCCGGAGCAGATCGCGCGGATGGAAGCAGCCGCCGGACTCACGCAATGCCTACCCCGTTGAACGCCCCGACCCCGATCCGCCTCGTCATCTCGGCCGAGCAGTCGCTCGTCGGTGCTCTTCTGCAATCGACCGATGCGCTGCCTACGGTCCGCCAGATCGTGACGGTGGACCTGTTCGAGGATGAAGCCTGCCGGACGATCTACCAGGGCATTCTCGACTGTGTCGAGATCGGCGACGAGGTCAACGCGCTGACCGTCTCCGAGCGTCTCGAGAAGGGCGACCGGCTTGAGAAGGCCGGCGGCTGGGTGTACCTGATCGAGCTGACCGGCGTCCCGGCCACGAACGTGCTGAGTTACGCGCGGATGGTGGCCGAGAACGGGCAGCGTCGCGGGCTGACCCGCATCGGAGAGCGGCTGCTTGAGGCGGCAGCGAAGCCGACGACGAAGCCCGTCGAGATCGCCCGCCTGATGACCCAGGCGCTTGCCACGTACACGAAGGGCCCGGCAGAGGACAGCGGGCTGCTCCTCGACTACGCCGCACTCCGGGACCGTTACGCGGCGCAGGATTGGGCCGTGAAGGGCGTGATCCCTCAGAACGCGGTCGGCATGTTCTTCGGGGCGTCCGGCACGTTCAAAAGCTTCATCGCGTTGGACTACGCCCTGCACCGCTGTTACGGGCTCCCGTGGCTCGGCAGGCGCACGGAGAAGGGGACGCCGGTCTACGTCGCTGCAGAGGGTGGCGCGGGGCTCTACAAGCGGATCAACGCCTGGCACAAGCAGCGCGGCATGGACCCGACCAAGATGCCGATGCGGGTCGTGATCCTGCCGCTGCCCATGCTGACCGAGGCAGTCAGGCTGCGCGAGACGATCGAGGCGCTGAAGTTTACGCCGTCCGACATCGTGATCGACACCATGTCGCAGACCTTTGTCGGCGAGGAGAACTCCTCGACCGAGGTCGCGAACTACCTCCGGGTGATCGGCACCGAACTCCGCGACCCCTTCGGCGCGACGGTGCTGGTCGTGCACCACACCGGGCACTCGGCCACCGATCGGCCCAGGGGCAGCAGCGCTCTGATCGCGAATTGCGACTTCCTCTACGGCGTGTTCCGCGACGAGGCCGAGCTGCTGGCCACGATGGAGTGTGTGAAGCAGAAGGACGACGACCGGGGCGCACCTGTGTCGTTCGCGCTGCATGTGGTGGACCTCGGCGCAGACAAGCACGGCGACCCCGTCAGGAGCCTCGTAGCGCGTCACGCAGGCGCGGAGGAGGTCGTCGCACAGGCGAAGCAGCAGAACGGCGCCACGGCGCTCTCGCGGCTTTTGCAGGCCATCGGCCACGGCGCCATCGAATCCGACGTGCGCGACCGGTTCTATCACGCGATGGGCGACGCCGAGAAGGAAGCCAAGCGGCAGGCATATGGCCGCGCGTTGAAGCGTGCCGAGGCCCAGGGACTGATCCGCCGTGAGGGCGATCTGATCGAAGTGGCGGTCCGCCAGTACGCGGAAAACAGGGAGTGACGAGCGTGACATCGACCGTGACATTCAGCGTGACATCCGAGCAAAACAGCGTGACATCGGGCAAGCGTGACACCTCGCGCGCGCATAAGGGAATTTGTCACGGTGTCACGGTACACAACAGCGTGACATCGCGTGACATCGCTGGGTGTTCCTTCATTGCCAATGGACGCAGCGCCGCGACATGCCGTTGGCGCCTCGGCGGCGCCCGTCACGTCACGGCTTGGGGTGTGCGATGAACAGCATCACGGCGACCGGACAGCATGGGCGGCGGTTCGTGTGGGTCGGGCTGATTCCCTGGCAGCGTGCTGACGGCCACGGCACCTACGTCGCGCAATGGCAGGGCACCTGCGCCACGTGCGGCAAGCCGTTCGAGGTGCTGACCCCAGCCGCAGTGCTGACCGATGGGAAGTCGTCCAGCTCGTTGAGCCTTGCGAACTGCCCGAAGCACCGCCGGGTGAGGCAGGCGAGGGCCGCAGCATGAAAACCGACAAGCCAGTCCTCCGCCTCCGCTCCGGCCGCTGGGTCTGCCGCGGCAAGGGGCACCAGGGCAAAGGCAAGACGCCGGCATCTGCCTTCCGCACGTGGCAGGCGAATCGGATGTACGCGGCTTCGAGGGCGAGGATTGCGGGGAGGGTGAGCGCATGACCACCGCACTCCGCGCGCGCGTCTTTCCCGACCTCGACGACCGCATTCACTGCGCGACCTGCCGAAACCTTGCAGACCGCGTCTGCTCGGCCTGGCGCGAGGTCGGTGCAACGCGCGGCTACATGCCGATCGATGACCTGCCGCGCAGGTGCCTGGGCTATCGGCCGGGGCGAGAGGAAGAGGACCAGCGAAGCGGGGCGCAAAGATGGCCGACGCTGGATCGAGTGATCGAGGAACAACCGAGGAGGGCGGGGCGATGAATCTGCTATTGGGCGCAGGCGAGGTCGTGCTGTGGTGCATGGCCGTCGTCATCGGGCTGGCAGTGGTCGCGGTCGGTGCGCTGCACGCGTGGGACAAGTGGACCGGCTGGCAGTGGTCGCAGCGGATGAAGCGGAGGGGGCTATGAGACTCGGCCCGCAGTTCCAGCGAGCGGACGCCAGCCGCACAACGCACACGCTCGGCTACATCCAGCTGGCGCCTCGATCCGCAATGGCCCGTGCCGATGCCGACCGACCCGCACCGGGCGCCGAAGAACGCGCTGTCGGCATGGCCGACGCAGAGGGGGAAGCGATGAGCGCAAGCGCAGACGGCAACCTCGCCAAGCTGCGGGCGTTGTGCGAGGTCGGCGAGCCGATCACGGTCGCGGACTTGGCGAGGCGGATGCGCGCCGACTACGAGTCGGTCCGTGCCTCCGTGCGGCGGATGGAGCTGGTCGGGCTGGTGGTCTCGACGACGCCTGACCGTCGCCCAGGCAGGCCGGCTGCGTTCGTGCCGACCGATGCGGGATGGGCTGCGGTTGCTCTCGGTGAGCCGATCTCGCTGCCGCGTCAGGACACGATCGCGCACCGAGAGGCGGCGGAGCAGAAGACGCAGGCCGACTGGCAACCGCTGCACCAGGCGCTGCGCATGGGGCGTGCTCCGGGAAAGGTCGCTGGCCGTCTTGTGCACTTTGCGATTGACCGCGAGCCGAACGACTGGAGGTGGCAGGCATGATGGACCGACCCTTCGTCAACACGCCAACCGCCGTCCGGCTGCGCGAGATGCACAACCGCGGGATGACATGGCGCGAGATCGGTGCGGTGCTCGGCTACCACTACACGACGGCCTACCACTGCGCGGTCGGTCGGGACAAGGCAGGGCCGGCGCTTGTGCGCGATGTCGCGCAGATGCACCAAAGCATGGAGGCGGTATGAGTGCGATGCAGCGACTGAAAGGGCAGAGGGGCGAACGCGAATTGTTCGACCTGCTGTCGAAAGAACTGGGCACCTGCGTGCGCCGCAACGTGGACCAAGCGCGAGCAGGTGGGGCGGATGGAATTGAGGTGCCCGGCTGGAGCATTGAAGTCAAGCGGCACGAAACGGGGTTCCGGTCGGAGTGGTGGAAGCAGGCATGCGAGCAGGCAGGGGCAGACCTGTGGCCTGCACTGGCATATCGCGCGTCTCGTCAACCGTGGCGCGTGCGGCTTCCATTGATTGCCGTACAGCCCAAGTTTGTTGTGCCGTGGCCCGTGCCGTGGATCGAGTGCGATCTCTCGACCTTTGCGTTCATCGTTCGGGAATCAATCCAGACGCCGTCCGCATGACCCTACACGACCGCATCGAAAATTGGCGCAGGTGGGTGCTCGCAGGCGGCTATCCCTACGGGCAGGCAATGAGCCTGGAGGGCGATTACCGATCCCCGCAGCATTGGCACCCGGAAGGGCCTAGGGCGCCGGAGGTATGGCGGGCGGATGCGGAGCTACTGGAACGGGCGTGGCGGACGGTTAGGCCGTTGGAGTCGCGCGCCATCGTGCGCTTGCATCACATCTTCCGGTTGCCGGAGTGGACGATCAGGCGACGCGTGCGGACGGTGTACGGGCATGCGATCGGGAAGGAGCAGTTGCTGGAGGAGATTGCAAAAGCTGAGATTTTGTTCAGCGTAGCAATTGACACGGCACAATCGGGGGCGTATAAGGCAGTTACGCATACCGCTTGCGCTTAGTCTGCCCCTAGGGAGGGGCGGGCTTGCTCGGAAAAAACAGAAGCCTCGATCAGAAATGGTCGGGGCTTTTTGCATTGGAGAATCGTGCTTGGCCCTTGCTGACCTTTTGACTGCTGCTAACGATGCCGAAGCCTTGCAATTGAGGATTGAGCAACTGGTGGCGCTTGAGGCGGACTTGCGGGTTAAGTTGCAAGCGGCGCGGCGAGAGATGAACGAGAAGCAGGCGTTGCTTGTAGATGCGACTGCGGCAATTAAGGTTGCGGCGGGTAAGCTGGCATGATTCTTGGCCAGATAAACATTCGTAGAGATCATGGCTAGAGGCGGAAAGCGAGAGGGGGCAGGCAGGCCGAAAGGGTCGCCGAACAAGGATGCGGCGCTTGCTCGCGAGGCCATTGCACGGTTTGTCGACACGAATAGCGGCATGCTTCAAGAGTGGTTAGACGAGATCAAGGACGAGCACGGCGCCCTGGCTGCGTTTAAGTGCGTCACAGACTTGATCGAGTACCACGTGCCCAAGCTAGCCCGCACCGAGACTAGCGGGCCGGATGGCGGGCCGCAGAGGCATTCGATTAGTTGGGAGAAGTAAGGTAGCCAGCATCGTCATTCCGTACAAGCCGCGGGATGTGTTCCAGCCGTTTCACGACCGTAAAGAGCGGTGGGCTTGCATCGTTGCTCACAGACGGGCAGGCAAGACGGTTGCGACGATCAACGACCTGATTCGCAGGGCGATCGTTGACGGCAAGGAACACGGTAGATACGCCTACCTTGCGCCCTTCTACAGTCAAGCAAAGGCGGTAGCCTGGGACTACCTGCTTCGCTTCTCCGCGCCTATACGGACGTGGGAGAGCCACACCGAACTGTGCATCGAGCTAATCAACGGTGCGCGCATCAGGCTGTACGGTGCAGACAACCCGGATGCACTGCGCGGCCTGTACCTTGACGGCGTGGTGATGGACGAGGTGGCCGACATGCGGCCGAGAGTGTGGGGCGAGATCATCCGGCCTCTGCTGACAGACCGCATGGGATGGGCGACATTCATCGGGACGCCGAAGGGCAAGAACGAGTTCTGGCGAGTGTGGCAACAGGCGAAGGCCGAACCGAACTGGCTGCCCGTCATGCTGCGCGCCAGTGAGACCGGCATCGTAGACGCTGGCGAGCTTGCAGAAGCCGCCAAGCAGATGAGCGAAGACCAGTACGAGCAGGAGTTCGAATGCTCGTTTGAGGCCGCTTTGCTGGGCGCGTACTACGGCCGTGAACTGGTGGCGCTGGAGAAGGCGGGGCGTATCGTGCCTGACCTGTATGACCCGTCTTTGCCTGTCTATACGGCATGGGACCTAGGCTACCGGGACGACACGGCTATCTGGTGGTTTCAGGTGCTGCGCGGCGAGGTTCGCGTGATCGACTTTCACGCCTCGTCGGGTGGATCGATTGAGTTCTACGCAACGGTCATCAAGTCTCGACCGTACAAGTATCGCGGGCACTGGTTGCCTCACGATGCCAAGGCCAAGACGCTTGCCAGTGGTGGACGATCGATCATCGAGCAGCTTGCCGAGCATCTTGACTTTAAGACGCTGGCGATCGTGCCCGACTTATCAATCCAAGACGGCATCCAGGCTGCGCGGATGATGCTGCCGCACACTTGGTTCGACGCCAAGACGGAGCCGGAAGGCATCGAAGCACTGCGGCAGTATCAGCGCGAGTGGGACGAGGACAAGAAGGCATTTCGCGAGCGTCCACGCCACGACTGGACAAGCCATCCTGCTGACGCATTCCGAATGATGGCGATTGCTTGGCGCGAAGAGGTTGTGACCAAGCAGGCGCCCGAACCCATACGCGGCATCACCGTAGGCATTCCCACAGTCTCGCTAGACGAGATGTGGCGAACCGCGCCGAAACAATCGAGACGCATCTAGGCCCTTCGGGGCCTTTTTCATTTGGAGCGCCATTCATGGGGCGATTTGTTCAGGCAGGAAGCACCAAGAACCTTGGCGCTCCGGGGCTTGTATCTGCAACGCCGTGCGCGTTGATTGGGTTCTACGTCAACAGCACAACGGCTGGAACGCTGGTTATCCGCAACGGCATAACTGCAAGCGGAACCGCATTGAATGGAACCATTACGCCCGCTGTTGGCTGGCATGCGTTCCCCGCTACGTGTCCGGGTGGTTGCTATGCCTCTTTGGGCGGCTCCGCACTGGATGTGACCTTTTTCTACGTCGTCGAGGCCGGAGCATGAGCGAAAGTTGGACCAACCTAGTTCAGATCGCGGCGGGTGGTGCGTGGCGTCCGCCGACGTACACGATCGACGGCGACTCCGTCATGACGGTGCATTACCTCGCCAACTCGACCTCTGCCCTGTATTGGTCACAAGGCATCATGAACTGGTGCATGGCGAAAGCCGGGTGGCCGTGGTCCATGCTCAACGATGGCGCGACCAGTGGGCACACGAGCGCGCAGATCCTGGCGGGCATCGGCACTGATGTTCTTAGGTATAAGCCCGGGTACGCGCTGTACAACGGCGGATGGAACGACATCGCCAATGGCGTTCAGCAAGAACTGATCGTCCAAAATCTTCAGCAGTACGCGCGCATCTGCTTGGATAACGGCATTGTGCCGATTTATATCGGGCTACATGCCAACAGCGCATATTCGACTTTTGGCGCCAAGAACTACATTAACTTTATTAACCAGTCCATGCGCACGTTCATGCAGCAGAACGGCG